AAATATAAAATTTATATGACCCCATATAAAAAATGCTTTTGATTTTCCAAAATGAGGGGAAAAATTTTTGGAAAATTAAAAATTTCGGCCCCGGAGGGGACGCCCAGCGGTTCTACCAAAATTTTGGAATTTTCCTGAAAATGGAAGGCCATGTCTGACCGAAAGATTTCTGTTGATTTGCCCTTGAGAACCCTATATAATAGTCACATAAGTTGCCAAGGGCTCAATCTCATGAAACTGTACGCCCGGGACTTGAACAATCTGATCGACGAGAATGAGCCGCGTCCAACCAACGTCCGCAGCGCCGAGGATTACTTGCAATCCAACGCAGCGCAACGCGACGAGCTGGTCGCGCAACTGATCCAACAGCGCAACCCCTCAAGTGCACGCGTTGGTGAAACCTTACCGGGACGCGTGATTCAGAAGGTCGAGGCTACCGCAGACTTGGAGGTCCTCAGCGGCCAAGAGGTGGAAAGTGAAGACGGAGCCATCTCCGTAACGCCGATGCCGACCGCTTTATCAGGATGCGTTCTCGGCAACATCCATACGCGAGCGGACTTGCTTAGGGAGCTTACCCAACGTCTGCCAATTAACGATTTCGGTCTGCCGCGTATCATTTACCGTGCAGATCTCCTTGACCCACAGGTCTTCCAAGATCACCAGTATCCAGAAGGAAGCAAGGAGCTCAGCGACCAATACTTCGACATGCAGAACTTTCTGGATGTGTCAACCATCCATCTAGACTATTCCCAAGGATTCCCGGCTCTTCCTGATGGCACTCCCTTATGGGCACGACTCCCTAACGAACCAGCGGAGCATTTCGCCGCATTTACAGACTATTGCACGCAACCTGGTACGCGACAACTCCACAAGCTCACCATCAGCCCCCTGCAACCTCTCAGCGCGCTACTGGAGTGGTTCCACGAAGACTACTGGTCGATCCGTGCGAAATGTTACGACCTGTCGCACGCTGTCTACCAGGCGAAACTGCGTGAGCAGCGCATTCTTGGCTGCGAAGATAAGCACTTCCTCCTGGCGGAGAAGCTTGTCCAACGTCTGGAGAACCTCCACGACACCATCGACTGGGACGTTCTCCAGAGCGAACCGGAGAAATACGTCAAGATTCTGGCGACCGCGATCGGACTGCAACGCCAAGCCCTAAGTCTCCCGTCCAGCACTAGCACTACTGGGCAGCGGGAGGGAGGCGCGGCGGTGGCACGCACTGAAAGCATAGAGATGATTATGCGCAGGGCTACCGCTCCAGAACTCAAGATGATCCGCGACCATCGTGCTGAAGACCCCACGAATAACGTATCAGTTAAGGCCCTTCTCAAGAATCCTGCAGCGCTTGCTAGCGCTCAGGAGCTGATCATACGCATGACCAACACGACACAGATCAATGGGCCTCCTCTTCCAGAGGATCTCGCAGCGAATGAGTGATCTCTCCCCCAGCGATGAGGATCTACTCCGTCGTTTAGGCGGAGAATGGCGTCTAACGCCTGCTACCCTCGCGTATCACCTGAGCAGAGGCGCCTGGATCCCTGCAAAGTGGCTACTCTACGTGTCCACCATCATTGCAAAGGCGATCAGCGAGGGAAATGGGCGAATTATCATCAGCGCGCCTCCTCGACACGGTAAATCCCGCTTAATTGACATCTGGACGCCTATCTGGATACTGGAAAACTATCCAGAATACCAGGTAATCCTAGCGTCATACGGCGCAGACTTGTCCGAGGGGTTCGGTCGTGAAGTCCGTGACCTCATCAAAGACCATGAGGATGAGCTACGGATTAGGATTCGTAGAGACAGCGGACGTGTAGATGACTTCCTCACCGAGGGCGGCGGTGGGATGATGTCCCGAGGCTTAAAAGGGTCCATCACAGGACGTGGCGCAAATGTCCTACTTATCGATGACTACGTTAAAGAGGTTAAGGAAGCCCTCAGCCAGGTCTATCGCGACTACATATGGAACTGGTTCACAACTACGGCGTATACGCGTCTTGAACCAGGAGGTACGTGCATTATCATCGCTACTCGGTGGCACAGCGATGATCTCATCGGACGAATCCTCTCGGCATATCCGGGGCAGTGGACAAACATTGTTCTGCCTGCGATCGCTGAACAAGAAGACATCATAGGTAGACCCCCTGGTGCGCCATTATTCGCGGAGAGATACCCCCTCCCAGTCTTAATGGATCGACTAGAAGTACTGGGGAGCTCCTTCTTCCAAGCCCTCTATCAGCAGCGTCCGCTCGACGAAAGCCGCAGGTTGGCTGATGGTAATTGGCTGAAAATTGTTGAAATCGTCCCGTGGACCCGCCTCCGTCTGGCCCGAATCTGGGATCTTGCAGCCACAGAGGAGGGAGGTGACTTCACCGTTGGGGCCCTCTGCGGATTCGACGCCTCAACCGACTTCTTCTACATCCTGAACATCCAGAGAGGCCAATGGAAACCAGCCGATGTAGAGCAGAAAGTGCTCGAAACCGCCATTAAAGACGGTACACACGTAGAGGTTGTGATCGAGCAGGAGCCTGGGAGCGCTGGAAAAGCACTGGTAGAGCACTACAACACCACCGTCTTACCTGAGTGGAAGGTTACAGAGTACCCCGCCACGCTGAAGAAGGTTCTTCGTGCTCAACCCTTGCTAGCTGGAGCAGAAAATGGCAAGGTTTTCATGCTTCAGGGGCACTGGAACAGGGAATTTGTGCTGGAATTTGACACTTTTCCTGGAAATTTCGACGACCAAGTCGATACGGTGTCGATCGGCTACACTAAGCTGACTGGTAAGAAGCTGTACTCTGCTACTTGGGGGCGCAGCAAGGATCCCACAGGTGCCAGTTTCACGCGCCGTACGAGCGAAAGAATGGCACGTCAAGCGCAGTTCAGCCTGGCACGTAGTACGAACACTAAGGCATCTTGGGGGAGTAAGTCCTCCAATCTTGATAGGCCCCTCTAATGCCTAACATCCTCGATGCGCAAGTACTGTTCAACCGCGTTCGTATGTGGATGGCGGGGGTGTCCTTCCACGGACGCCGCGACCTATACGAGCTGTTTGGTTACCGCCGTTACGTCAACCACTTTGACTTTACCGCCTTATATTACCGTTTTGGCGTTGCTAAACGGGTCGTTGACGCACCTGTTCTGGGATCGTGGACCGACCCGCCACAGCTTACGGCGGACAACGATGATTTCAACAACAGGTGGAATCTACTGTGTGACACGATGAACGTGTGGCACAACATTATTCGGCTCGACAAGCTAGTAGGACTCGGCCGCTTCGCAGTAATGGTTATCGGTCTGGATGATGGCAAGCCGTTAGATACCCCTATCACAGGCCCAAAGAGCGGGCGCAACGTCATCTACCTACAGCCGTATCATGAGGGTGCGATCTCCATCCTGAAGTGGGAGACGGATGAAACCAGCCCTCGTTACGGCAAGCCGATATTGTACAACATCAATCCAGGGCGGTTTATCATCGAGGCCATGCAAACCACGATGACCACCGGCATGAATGCCTTCGAACTGCGTCGTCCCTTCAACATCCATTGGACCCGACTGGTGCATGTCGCAGAAAACATGCTGGAGGACGGCGTTTTTGGCACGAGCAGACTCGAAGCGCCGTTCAACGACCTCAACGACCTGATGAAAGTCTCAGGGGGCAGCGCTGAGCTGTTCTGGACGCTTGCAAACCGTGGTATGCAGATCAATGTCGACAAGGAAATGGACTTAGAGCCTACGGACGAGGCTGATCTAGAGAGGGAGGTCGAGGATTATCAGCACCAGATGAGGCGTTTCATCCGTACTCGTGGTGTCGAGATCAAGGATCTTGGGAGTCATGAGCCTCGACCTCAAGAAGCTGCGCGTCTGCTGTTCGAAATGATCAGCTGTTCGACTGGTATACCTCAGTCCATCTTCTATGGAACAGCCGTCGGAAACGTGGCGTCTCACCAGGATCGTGCGAACTGGTCAGACCGTCTCGCAGAGCGGATCTCCGAGTACTGCGAACCAGTGGTCATGAAGAACTTTCTGGATCGCCTTATTTGGGCAGGAGTCCTACCGCAACCTAACAACCTACAGATCAACTGGCCCGAGGCTTTCAAGCTGAACCCGCTAGAGCGTGCTCAAACCTCCGCTCAAATGGCTCGCAGCTCAGCCAACTTGATGAAAGCGCACGTCAGCGCAGCTACGGCTACGGTTCCAGGACCGCCGCAGACTACCACGTCTAAGGATAAGGATGGAAACGAGCAGTCACAAACTACTCAAACGACGCAGCTTGCGAACATCCCACCACTGTTCAATCCTGACGAGATGCGCACAATCGTAAGCTTTGGGCGTCATCCTCCTGTGTTCGCGACTGGAGCCATCCCAACAGGTGCAACTCCGCCCACGGGTCAATCCCCTGATCCGAAAGTTGACGCGTTTGGGGATGCACCTCCAGGCGAGAATGCAGGTATTGGAGCTAGCGGGTCGTGATAGTCGCACAGCTCCTTACCATCCTCCTCGTCCAGCTTACTGGTCCCGACAACCAGAAGATTGAGATTAACCCGCGCGAGGTGGTGAGCATCCGTGCGCCTCGTGTTCAGGAGTACTTTACTCAAGGGATCAAGTGTCTCATCCACACTAGTGATGGTAAATTTGTAGCAGTAATGGAGGATTGCGAGACAGTACGCATAAGATTGGGCGAGGAGAACCAGGAATGAAGCGCTTCTGGGAGGCCCTCAAGCGGTGGGTTAATCCGCCAGACTCGCACTCTCGGTCTGCCCCGGTATCTGATGCTTACAAAGATCAGGCGGGACCACGTCTCGATACGATCGAGTCAGATCTACGTGAGGTTAATGCTCGCCTTGACCGTATCGAGAAACTGCTGAAACCCCTAACGTCTTGATTGACATGACATGATGCAGCTCAACAGATTATCAGTCCGTGGTCAACAAGTGCTGGTTGACCGTGAAGGGTTCTGCCTCGATGCCTACCAAGATACGGTAGGCGTATGGACGATCGGTGTAGGCCACACCAGCGCTGCTGGGCCACCAGAGGTTTACGAGGGGCAGACAATTACCAAGCGTGAGGCCTGGGAAATCTTCACTCGTGACACCGACATGTTCGAAGCGGTAGTTAACGACGCTATTACTGTACCGATGTTAGCACACCACTTCGACGCCTTCGTATCCATCGCGCATAACCTCGGTGAGAGCCAGTTTCGAAGCGCTACGTTCGTGGAACGCTACAACGCTGGGGACGTTGATGGGGCAATGGAGGCCATCCTCTGGTGGAATAAGCCACCAGAAATTGTCCCGAGAAGACAAGGAGAATATGTACAGTTTCGTGACGGCGCACCTTATGTGGCGCGGGTGGATCCAATCCCGCCGCCTTGATGTGGAGATTACCATGATCGGCGCACTTATCTCTCTCATCGTCTATGTCATCATCCTTGCAGTCCTGTACTGGTTAGTGAACTACGTACTAGACAACTTCCCTCTCCCAGAACCAGCCAACAGAATCGTACGCGTCGCAGTAGTGATCATCATCGTTCTTGCCGCGATCTACTTAGTCTTAGGAGTATTCGGAATCGCTGGATTCGAGACGCCGCGACTCATACGCGGGATGTGACCAAAATTTGACCAGAATTTTTCCTCTTGAAGGAATCTGAGCAACCATATATAATAGTCAGAATGAGGTCCTAAACTACTATGCCATGGACCGCTGCAGACGCTGAGAGTCATAACAAGGCTGCGAATACGCCTGCCAAACGGTCCAGGTGGGCTGCAGTAGCGAACCAGATCCTTAAGCAAACAGGGAACGATGCGCGTGCGATTAAGGGTGCAAACGCGGCGATCGCAAACATGAGCGCGAGCGCTCGTGAGTACATAGCGGTTAACTCGCTGTCGGGGCGATACCGAACGGAGTCGCACCAAGGGCAAGAATACATTGTTGTTCCCTTAGTAGCCCTAGCCGAAGGCGTTATCCAAGGTGTTACGGCTCAAGAGCCGGAGCTTGCTCTTGCCTCTGAGTTCGGTCGCTTTCCTACGTCTTGGAACGGTCGACCTGTAACCATTGATCATCCTACGCGTGAGGTAGAGGGGCCCGATGGAGAGGCGATACGAGTCCCTGTTTCGGCCTCAATGGATCCAGACGTTCAAGCAGATTTCCAGGTAGGAACGATTTTCAATACGCGTCTTGACAGAAACAAGCTTCGAATGGAGGCTTGGATTGATCCTGTCAAAATGAACCGTCACTCTAAAGGGGCAGCGGAGATGCTCCGTGCCATTAAGAGAGGCGAGCAAATCGAGGTGTCGACTGGCCTCTTCGCAAACGCAGAGCCTGCCGAAGGCTCGCGTGACGGTAAAGAGTTCGGATCCGTCTGGCGAGGTGTCGTCCCAGATCATCTAGCTCTTCTCACCGGCGATCAGAAGGGTGCATGCTCCGTCGAGGACGGCTGCGGCCTTTACGCTAACACTCTCGGTCACGTAGGGCTTCACATCCATCTCCAAGCATGTAAATGCGGAGGAGCTTGTGGTTGTTTGTCCCACCACTCTAAGGATACTCCAATGAGTGCCAAGAATCAAGCACGGACGATGCCTCCAAGCGCATCCACCAATGACGACGAAACCACCCTAGGCAAGAAGGGCAAGGCGAAAGACAACTCCAACAAGACAGCGAACGCTGAGGTCTCAGACGATCAAGTTCCTGGCGGCAAGAACGCGAAGGGTAAAAATCAGGCGCGCGTAATGGATCCTGACGAAGACGAGAACCGAGGAACTTCTGAGGTTCTCTCAGGCCAAGGATCCTGCACCGACGACGGCTTCGACGATATGGACGGATCTGAAGGCAACATCGGTCGTGACGGTGGAAGCCCCGCTCGACGAAACCAGGGCGCGCATGACGACGATTTCGCGCCTCCTCGTCCCGCAGACGTGGGTGGGCGAGATATTTGGACAGCTAACTGGAGTGCCGACACCGACAATCGAGGCGAGCCATTTACTCTTGCTCGGGGAGGGTCGCCTGATAGCGACCCAAGTGAGGAGATCCCGAACGACGGGAAGAAGGGCAAAGCGAAAGACAATACTCGCGAGAACAAAGAGGACTCCGAGGACCAGGGCAGCATCAAGGGTGGTCCAACAGCGAAATCTGCACGCAAGTCGAACGCTCGTAGGACGGGCGACGCCGACGAGGACGTTGACGGCACCGAGAATGACTCCAACGGCACCGATGCCTCTGAGGAGGATAATCCTCCTCCGAAGGGGAAGAAGGGCGCCAAGAATAACCAAGGGGCTGGCTACCCCTCGGATACCGGTGGCGATCCTCGCAATCGCGACCCCTATGAGTTCGAAGACCCCTCTGCTGCTGGAGTTGGTACTGTCAAAGGGATGTCCGCAGCACAGCTCAACTGGAGGGCTTTCCAGCTAAGCCTCAATGCTGGCAATGGAAAGGGACTTCCTGGACATAAGCTCATGGACAACGACGTCCGTGAGAGTCTTCAGGCCGGTCTCGACAGAGGACACTCGTCCGATCGTGATGCTGCAGCGTATCTGCACGGTTTCACCCCAACTCATGCAGTGTATAGTCGATACGACACCAGCGAGGGGCGCCGGAACACGTACTCTCGCGCGTACTCTATCGACCCCAAGTCTAAGGATGCCATTTTCGATAAGACGGAGAAGAAAGTCCGTCTCACCACTGAAATTACGCCTCTCAGAGGCGCGCCCGGAGGTGATCGGGGTAACTCCGACACCGCTGAAGGTGAAAACGTCTTTATGGGTAATGCCAACCGTCAAACACAGGAGACTTCCATGACGGCTAATAACGCTGGAGGAGTCTCCAGCCCCAACACTCCCGCGCCTCGTCAACTCTCGATGCAAGAATTCCTCGGGACTGTCCCTCGGGAGTATCGGGAGATCGTTACCAGCGGTCTCAAGATGCACGCAGCCCATAAGGACGGGCTGATTGCCAAGCTCAAGGCGAACAAAGCAAATCGTTTCACCGACGAGCAGCTTGGTGGCTTCAACGTCGAGATGTTGGAGAACCTCGTTGCGCTCGCCGTCGAGCCCGATCCTGTATTCAACTACGCAGGCGCTGGTGGAGGCTCTTCCGACGCAATGCGCTCACAAGCCTTCGACCGTGGACTCACGACAAACGCAGCTCCAGACGACGAGTTCTTCGCTCCGCCCCCGCCGAGACTCGGTATCGTCGCCAACAAGGAGACGCCTAGCCTCAAAGCTCCTGCCGTGTAACTCGGCTTGGCTTCACCCTCCAGCTCCGTAGGAGTTTCTCATGGTCGACGTCACAATTAACCCACAACCCCGTACGATCCGACTCAAGGAGTATGGAGTACGGGCAGAGCGCCCGATCTCATCTGCCGCACCTGGTGGGCAGAATCTAAACGGCGTTGTTCAGGCAGCAGGAACCATCATTCCTGGTTCGCTCCTCCAGTACGCAAGCGACGGAACGTTCAACGTTCAGACGACCGCGTCCAAGAAGTGCGCGCGCGTGTTCGCACTCGAGAACGAGCTTATCGGGCTCGGAATCGACGACGTCTACAAGCAAGGTGACTACATTCAGGCGGAGCATTATGACTCCGGCGACTGGGTGCTCGCTTACGTGGCGCCTGCGACGGCTGCGATCGTCATTGGTCAGCTGTTGACGTGCGACGCCACTGGTGGACTGATTCCTCTAGGCGCTGCTGACGCGAGCGAGGCTGTTGCAGTGT